TGCCTGACCGGCGCTCACCTGCACGCTCAGGCCGCCCTGTGCCGTGACGGCAAAATCCTCCTCGGCGCTGTATACGCCGCTCAGGCGGGTGGCGAGGTAACCCGAAGCGTCGTCGGCATCGTAGGTAATGCCGTTTTCGGGGTAAGTAATGATATCAGCCATAAAGTCCTCCTTTTCAGGTCTTGTGCCAGCTGGGCGTTCCCAGCCGGATTGTGCGGGTGGTGCCGCTGTCCTCGCTCTGGGTGATGATGTCGGCTACCCGCACCATGGCGGTGTAGCCCAGCTGCGGCAGGCTGGCGCTCAACACGTCGCCCACCTGTAGGGTGTCGTCGTCCACGTCAAACTCGATACTGCCGGTGCGCAGCTGGGCCAGCAGCTTTTCGCCGCCCCGGTCAGCCAGCTTTTCCAGATAGCTCTGGCTGGTGCTGGTCTCGCCGTCCTCCGGCTGCACGTCACGGGCATCGACGTACAGCTCCCGCCGTGCGGAGCCGGTGGCTCCGGTGTCGCCCACCCAGACCACCACGCACTTTGTTTCGTCCTCGTCGGGCTTTGCGCAGACAAGGGCCACGTTGGCGTAGTCGGTGTCGGCAAAGCTCCACCCGGCACCCCGCAGGTTGCCCCACTGGGGAGCAAATCGGTGTTTCGGGTCGAAGGTGGGCCGGAAGCACTCGAACAGAAGCCTTTTGTTGTCGCCGGTGCCGTCCAGAATCACCCGGAACCCCAGATCGCATGCCTGCCCGATGGTCTTGCAGTAGTCGAACACGCTGCCGCCGGAGGTCTGGTCGTCGAAGGTCGTGTCGAAGCCGTACTCGGTGCCAAGCTCCAAACGGGGCCACGGTTTTGCCGTTGCCACAAGGCTGCGCATGGCGGCTTCGGCGTTCTGGTTCTTGATGCTCACCGCAGACACCCGCTTGGTCAGCAGCCACGTTGCCGGGTAGCCGGACACCACAAGGTTTGCGTCCGTGTTCTGATTGGCGCGGGAGCAGATGCGCATGGGGATGCGGGGGTTTTCGTCGCTGCGCACCAGCCAGCGTCCCTCCTGCAAAAGCTGCAGGTTCTCGGTGGTGGGGCGCACCTCAAGGGTAAAACTGCCCTCGGAGTAATAGGGGCTGTCCCAGTAAAAAGACACCCATACATCCACCCAGCCCACGCGGGCAAGGGTCTCTGCGTCCAAAACGTCTATTCTCATAGCGGTTCGGGCAGGATGCCCGCCTCCATCGGGTAAAAGCTGACGGATGCCTGCAGGTAGCCGGAGCCGTTCTCCGCCTGCATACTCAGCACGTTATCGCCGGGCTGCAGCTCGGTGAGGGTGCTGTCCTCGTCCAGCTTGGAGAAGATGTTCTCGGTCACGCCTGCCCGGGTCAGGGTGCAGGCCAGCCGGTCGGATGTGCTGCGGTAGATCTCCAGCGTCTCGTCCGGCTGCAGGGTCAGGTCAAAGCCGATGAAGGCCCCGGTCTGCAGGTCCACCACCTTGGGGTGGGTCACCGGCATGTCACACCGCAGGGTGGCCGTGAAGGGCACCGGCAGGCTGCCCTCGTTGCGCAGCACTGCCGCCGTGCCGTCCCGCTTGATGCCGTAGATGTGGCTGTCGTAGCACACCGGGAAGCGGAAGGCGGGCTCGTACCCGCCCAGCACGCTGCTGACGGCGTTGAGGTCGTACCAGTAAGGTTTCTCACTATAGAGCATCAGCTCACAGCGCGGGTCCGGTGTGTAGCTGGAAAAGTAAGGCAGTTTTTGCAGCACGAAGCGGGTGAAGTAGTGGTCGCCAAAGTACAGGGTACCCTTGGTGAAGTAGGGCAGCTTTTTGGTGAAAGCTCTTGCACGGGTCAACGCATCCCTGCCCCAGAACACCACGCTCAGCGTGCGGGACACGCCGGAGACGCTCTGCCCTTCCACGGTGTCGCCCACCTGATTGACACCCTGCGCGGTTTTCAAGTCCACGTCGATGCCGTTGAGCGGGTCGAGAAAGTAGGGGATGTCGTAGTCCCAGCCCAGATGCAGGACGGCACCGGCATCTGTCACGATCTTGAGATGATCTTTAAAGAGCATAGTGTCCTCCTTTCATCGTTTGCGGGCCTTGGCCTTGTCGGCTTCCCAGCGGGCTTCCCGCTGCTGCGCGGCGGCGGTGTCGTGGCCGTTGTAGAAGTTCTGGGTGATGTTGGTATCGCCCTCGCGGTGGTAGCTGCGGGCAGCGGACACCACCTGTGCGGTGCCGGACGCAGCCACGGTGCTGCCCAGACGCATGTTGTCGGAAAGCACCAGACTGCCCGCCTGCCGGATCATATCGGCGAGGGCAGAGTTTGTCTTTTCCAGCGCCTTGGTGTTGGCGTTGATGGCATCTTCCAGACTGCCGGTGCCGGTGGTGATATCCACGCTGCCCATGCCGCCGGAGCCGGACGAACCGCCGCCAGAGGAACCGCCGCCGGACGAGCCTTTCTTACTGAAAGAGCCGCCGATCGAGGCAACGATGCCCGCGATGACGGCAGCAAGGGCTACGCCCGCTGCGATCATCAGCAGAGCCTGCGGAGTACCAAAGCCGGTAGGGAACAGCGCCGCAGCGATGGCGTCCAGCATTGCTACGAACGCGCCGCCGATAGACCCGATCAGACTGCCCAAAGACGCAAGGATCTCCGGGAATGCAGAGATCAGGCCGCCTTTCATGCCCTGACTGATGGCAAGGGCCGCATTGCTCAGCGGTGTTTTCAGCCCGCCGAAGATCTCCATCAGGGTGGAGCCAAGGCCCTGTGCCTGCTGCCAGACCTCAGAAAAGCCGCCGGTCAGGCCGTGCACGATCTGCCCGCCCAGATCAATGGCTCCCTGTACCAGCTGGTCCCGGGCACCGCCCAGCGCTTTGTTGAGCTTAGTCACGATGCCAAGGGCAAAATCATTGACCTGCTTTTTCTGGTCGGCAGTCAGACCGCCGTAGATGGTGCTTGCCACCCACTTGCCGATGCCCAGCCAGTCCTGATTCTTGACGGCGGTGTACAGATCGTCGAAGGTGCCAAGCACGCCGGTATCTGCCTCGGTCTGCAGCTCCTTCCACAGGCCGTCAAAGGTGTCCGCGCTGGACTTTTTGATCTGCTCGGCCACCTGCACGGTGCCGTCTGCGGCGATGGTCTTGGCCCGTTCGATGGTCACGAGGGCACCGTCCACCACGTCGTCGTAGACCTCGGTGATGACCTTTTTGGTGGTCTCGGTGCCGTCGGTCAGGGTCTCGGTGACGGTCTGGGTGGTGGTCTTGACCCCGTCTGCCAGCGTCTCAAAGGTGGAAGTGACCGTCTTGGCGGTTTCGCGGACGGTCTCCATGGTCTGCTTGACGGTCTCGGTGCCGTCGGCGGCCACCTCTGTGATGGTTTTCACATCCTTCAGCACACCATCCACCATCTGCCGGGAAGTCTCGGTGATGACCTGCTTTTGCTGTGTCTTGCCGTTGGAGAGCGTTTCGGTGATGTTTTCGGTGGTGCGGGTGATCTTGCCGTCGATTTCGGTCGTGGTGTCCGAGATGGACTTGACGACTTCTGCGGCGGCCTGCTTCGTGGCCTTGCTGGCCTTCTTGGCTCCGCTGGTGATGGCCGGGTAGGGGTTCATGGCTGTCTGGCTCCCGGCACGGCTGCTGCCGTTGCCGGAGCTGCTTGTGCCCTTCGGGACCCATCCGTTGTCATCGTCCCATTCGAGGTCTTTGTGGGAGCTGTCCCACTGTTTCGCGTTCTTGCGCTTGTTGTAGTTGTTGATGGCGTTGTTGTAGGCGGAGTTATAAGCATCTGCTGCAGCGCCGATGCCGTTCTTCAGGTTGGCCAGCGCTGCCGCTGCGCCTTCGATTTTTGCGACCAGATCATTGATCCAGTCCACCACCGTGCCGATGGCGCTCTGGGCGATGTTCTTGACCGCCGAAAATGCCGAGTTGACGGCATTGCGGAAGGTCTCGCTGGTCTTATAGGCCGTCACGAGACCCGCCGCCAGAGCCGCCAGCAAGGACACCACCAGGCCGATGGGGTTCGCCTTGAGAACCGCGTTCAGACCTGCCTGTGCGACTGCAAGACCGGTCGCCCCGGCTTCGGCGGCTTTGTGGGCAGCGGTCATGGCCGTGGTTGCGGCAGTGTGGATCACTTCGATTGCAGTCGCGGCGGCTACATAGCCCTTGTAGGTCAGAAACGCTGTTCCGGCAGCGGCCACAACAGCCGTCGCAATGCCGATGGTCTCCTTGAGCTGGGCCATCTTCTCGTCGCTGTCGAGGAAGGAGACCACCACCTCGTTCAGCTTGACCACCAGCTCTCCCAGAGCCGCAAACAGGCCGCTGGTCAGCTCACCGGTCAGGGCGCTGACATTATCCTTCAGGGTGGACATGCGCCCGCTGAAGGTCTGGCTGGCTTCCAGCATACCGTTGTAGAACTGCCCGCCCTGACTGGTGGCGGCTTCCACCGCCGCTTCCAGCTCACTGAAGCTGACCTTGCCGTCCGAGATGCGCTTGTACAGGTCGGACATGCTCTCGCCGGTGGCATCACAGATCTGGTTCAGCGGGTTGAAACCCGCATCGATCATCATGTTGACGTTTTCCAACGTGACCTTCTGGGCGCTGGACATCTTGCCGTAGGCGCGGGTCAGGGTCTGCAGCTTTTCGGCGTTGCCCAGCGAGATATCGCCCAGCCGCTGCAGCACGCCGGTGGTGTCGTCTGCCGCAATGCCGAACTGCAAAAGGGTCTGGGTGCCGCTGGTCAGGTCGTCCAGCGAGAAGGGCGTGGATGCCGCCATTTTGCGAATTTCGGAAAGCTTCGTTGCGGCAGCTTCCTCGCTGCCCAGCATGACCTTGAAGTTGGTCAGGTAGCTTTCCATGGTGGCGTTGTAATCCACACCGCTCTTGACCACCTCGGCCAGCTTGGACGATGCCTGTTTTGCAAAGTCCGCGATCATCTGCCCGGCGGCTACCGTCCACTTGCTGGTGCTTTTTTCCGCCGGGTCACTGTTCAGCCTTACTTCGCCGGTGATGCTGAAATCTGCCACTGTGTCCACCTCTCTCCATTCCAAAAGAGCGCGGGCACAAGGGCACAGGCTGTTATAACTTGATCTCTACCTCCCGCTTACAGGCGGGATTTTTGCATTTTACCCACACACCGGCAGCTGTGGCGTGCGGCTCTGCCCACACCGGTAGCGCCCGGCCGCAGTAGGGGCAGGGCACCGGGGCGCGGCTAGTGCCGGAATCGCGCGAGGAACGCGGCATCGTGCTCTTCGACCGAAACGACACGGGCGGCACCCCCTCTCAGCTCAGCAGGCA